GCTAAGTCTGATGAGATCAGCGTTGCTTAACGATAGCGATAAAGAAAAGGATGGGGCTACGGCCCCTTCCTTGCAAGACAGGTTAATCCTGCAAGACAGGTCGCTTGGCTTGTTTGATAATACGATAGTTAACCAAGACTATAAGGGACGTAAAGATGGCGATAGAGACAGACATAGAGCGCCTTATGTTCTTGGTACAAGGTGAGTTCGCTGAGAGTGCGACATACCAAAAAGCAGACACAACCCAAACCACAATTCTTGGCATATTCGATGATGAATACCTTGAACAGGACGCGGGAACAGGCGTTGCATTTATTTGTACTGAACCAAAGTTTATGTGCCGCACATCTGACATACCTACTGGCGCAGCAGAAGACGACTTTATCACTGTTGTTGGAACCACATATCGCGTGAAGGTGTTTCGTGAGGACGGCACAGGAATGACAGATATCATGCTGGAAGAAACCTAATGGCCGCACTTGAGTTTGAAAACCTAGACGTGTTTTTCAGTGCGAACGACTTTGGCGTTACAGCAACCTACAGTGGCACGCAATATTACCTTGTGACAGAATCAGGCGATCAGGTCGTACTTACGACAGGCACAAACCCAGCCACAGGCGCAGACATTGTGGAAGACCTAGAAATACAACTAGCCACCACGGTAGAAGAGACATTCACAGGTATATTTGATAATCCATATCTAGCCTCAAGCGTAGGGCTGGGCGTAGATGTGCAGGTATCAGAGCCTACATTCCATTACAAGGTAGCATCACTGACACAAGAGCCACGCGAGGATGAGCAAGTTGTGATAAACTCAGTGACATACAGAATTAAGCGTGTTGAGAAAGATAGAAAGGGCACAGGTGTACTTGTGTTAGAACGACAATGAGTCATGTAAGAAAGCAGATTAGGGATGCTCTAGCTACGCAATTGACAGGGCTTGCCACAACTGGGTCAAGAGTATTCAAAACCAGACTATACCCAATTGGTGAGGCTAAATTGCCAGCTATACTTATCTATGCTAACAGCGAAAGTGCATCAATGCTAAGTATTGGACAACCAAGACTTAACCAGCGTACTTTAGATTTGTCTGTAGAATGTGTAGCAAAAGCCACATCAAGCATAGAAGACACTTTAGACCAGATGGCATTAGAAGTGGAAGAAGCAATATATACAGACGTAACACTTGGCGGTTTAACTAAAGATGTAGTATTATCGACAACAGAGATTGAAATATCTGCCGAAGGGGATCAGCCTGTTGGCGGTATTAGATTAAACTACTTGGCCACGTATGCGGTCAGGGAAGACAACCCAGACGTAGCAGTATAAGGAGTTTGACATGGCTACAATTACAGGAAGAGAGGGTGCTGTTTCTATTGGTAGCCCTGGCGTCGATATCACAGAAGTGACATCCTGGTCTCTAGATATAACACGCGATGTAGTAGAGTCCACAGTTATGGGCGATACCGCACGCAGCTACGTTCCTGGTCTCGTATCCTTCTCTGGATCATTTGACTTTATGCTCGATGCAGCCGCCCCCTCAGCGCAAACAGCGGTAGACTTGGATAGCTCAACTGCACTCGCATTTACTTTTGAAGCGAAAACAGGTGAAGCTGGTGCAACATACTCTGGTAACGGCTTTGTCACAGGCAAGTCAATCAGTGCTGAAATCGAAGGCATGGTAACCGTAAGCGTAACATTCCAAGGCGATGGTGCTATCACAGAACCAAGCTAACAAAGGTGATTGATGAATATCAGCGAGTTTATTAGGCAAGAAAACGAAAAGCGCCTCACGGAATACACAATCGTTCCTGAGTGGAACGATGCCAAGGTTTATTACCAAAAGTTAAGCGTTGAGGAATACAGCAAGATATCCAAGGCAATCGACAAGGACAACATGACGGGCATGGTTGACGTGATCATCATGAAGGCTGAGTATGAGGATGGCTCTAGGATGTTCACCATGGCAGATCGTGCCAGCCTGAACAAATACAGAAATCCTGGGGTCATCACACGCCTAGCTGGTAAAATACTTGATACGCTAACGCCAGAGGATGCTGAAAAAAACTAAGGGCCGATCCCGACAGATTCTTCATGTTCTTACTCGCGGATCGGTTGCATAAGACGGTGGCTGAAATAGAAAAGATCAGCGTAGACGAGTTGGTTGAGTGGGCTGCTTATCTTAAAATAACTAAGGGTAAAGAGTATGGCAAACAGTGACATAAGCATTGGCTTTCAAGCCCAAGGGGTTACTGATCTTGCTAGGCAATTCTCCTTGGTTAAAAAGCAGATCCAATCTGTAGAAGCCCCACTTGTTGGCGCTACAAGCAAGTTCAAGGCATTTGAAAAGGCATCTATTACGGCTGGCGGTGCATTCCGCAATATACGTGCGCCTATCCAGAACGCTGCATTTCAGGTTCAGGATATTGCAGTCCAACTTACCATGGGAACTAATTCAGCTCTGGTTCTTGCCCAGCAGTTGCCACAACTTGTGTCAGGCTTTGGCGCATTAGGCGCAGTAATCGGTGGCGTAGTTGCTGTTGGCGCTGGTATTGTCATGGCTTTCCAGAACACAGCAAATAAAGCTGTGACTGTCAAAGATAAGCTAGGCGAATTGCAGAGCGTTATGTCGGCATTAAGATCAACATTCAATGAGGTTACCCAAAGCACAGACAAGTTAGAAGAAAAATATGGTTCACTTGCTAATGAAGCCAGAGAACTGAGCATAGAACTTTTAGAAATACAGAGATCTATAGCCATTTCTACTCTAAGAAAAGAGATAGAGGACGTACCTAAATCATTATCAAAACTAAGCCTTCCGCTAAAAACAGTAGACCAAGGCTTTAGACAATTATCTGCCAACGAATTTAATTTGATACTTCTGAATCAGGCGCTTGATAATGTAAAAAAGCAATTCAATTTGACTGGCAAAGACGCATCAAGGCAAGCCCAGATACTAGAAGCCCAGTTCAGAAACCTAAATAAAGCACTTACAGAAGGTGGCGGTGAGGAAAACACAAGAAATGCACTGATGTTGCTCAAGGATACAATGGATAGCTTAGGCATTCCATTACAATCCCTTCCACTTGATATGCAGAAGCTTATGGAGGCTTTTGTAGAGCTTGCGATAGCTCAGGCTGAGATGAACAAGCTATTAGATGATTCTACAAAGGCTACAGAAAAGCTCGCATCAGCAGAAGAAGACCTTACATCACTGTATCTGACTCAAGCCGAAGTAGCCCAAAGAACAGCAGAACTTGAATCACTAAAGGCCAAGCGTCGTGCAGAAGAGAACGACAGAGCCGTTCAAGCTATACGTGAGCAAGAAGAGGAAAACGCTAGACGAGCACAAGAGCTTGAGCAACTCAAGGCAAAACGTCGAGCAGAAGCTAATGACAGGCGTGTAGAAGAAGAAAGAAGAATAAACCAAAGGCTACTTAAAGAACAGGAAGAGCATAACAAGAAGGTGGCCGATAGTCTGCTAGCGTTAGAACAACTTAAAGCGAAGCGTCGTGCAGAAGCGAATGATAAGGCTGTTGAAGAGATGAGACGACAGCAACAAGAGCAAGAAGACGCACAGGAAAGGCTTAACAACATCATATCCAGTGGCTTTGAAGATGCCTTTATGTCTGTCATTGATGGATCTAAGAAAGCAGGCGAAGCATTCAGAGACTTTGCTAGGATGGTCATCAAGCAGATCCTAAAGATTGCCCTAACAAAAGCAGTGTTTGAGCCTATCGGAAATGCACTTGGTAGTGCTATTTCAGGAGCATTTGGGATATCTGGCCAGAAAGCCATGGGCGGCCCAGTTCTTGGCGGCAAGACTTACATGGTTGGCGAACGTGGCCCAGAATTGTTTACCCCAAGATCATCAGGGCAAATCACACCAAACCATCGCATGGGTGGCAGTGGTGAGCAGATCGTGATAAACCAAAACATAAACGTAACCACGGGCGTACAGCAGACTGTACGGGCAGAAATACTGGGGCTTATGCCGCAAATCACTGAAGCATCTAAGATGGCCGTGATAGACGCCAAGCGTCGTGGTGGATCATTTGCGGGGGCATTCTAATGGCTATTACCTACCCCAGAGCATTACCAACACATACAGGCCGAGCAAGCATTACATTGCGTGCCGTAAACCAGACTGCTCTGTCATTCTCGCCCTTCACCTACAAGCAGCAGGTCCACAACCATCTTGGTCAGCGTTGGGAAGCAGAGGTCCAGCTACCGCCTATGCAGCGTGCAGACGCAGAACAATGGGTTGCCTTTTTGCTTTCCATGAACGGCATGGCTGGCACGTTTAAGATGGGTGATCCCTTGGGCGCATCACCACGTGGTGCAGTGGGTGGCACACCTATCGTGAATGGCGCTAATCAAACAGGATCTTCATTGTCTATCGATGGATGTAGCCCAAGTGTTACAGGCTGGCTCAAGGCTGGCGATTACGTCATGCTTGGCGCAGAGAATACAGCCACGCTACACAAGGTACTGCAAGACGTAGACACGAATAGCTCTGGCCAAACCAGCTTGGATCTATGGCCCAACATTAGGCAAGCCCCAGAGGATGGCGCAAGCATCACCACCAGCAATACCTATGGCAGGTGGAGGTTAAACAGCGGTGAGCAAGACTGGAATATCAACAATGCGTCACACTTTGGTATTACCTTTGCCTGTATCGAGGCTATCACCAGATGACACGGGCGCTAGAGCAAATACAGAACATCGTAAACCTTGAGCAGGTCTTCCCGTTCTTTGCAGTAGAGATGATGTTTGACGTAGGCCAAACACAGTTTGCCGATACCACCATTGGCACAGGCCCGCTATACCTATGGACAGGCTTAGGCGATCTTATTGCAGACGGTAAGCTATACACAGGCACAGGCAATCTCATCAGCATATCAGAGGTGACAGAAACGGCTGACCTGCGTGCCCAGGGCGCTACGCTGACTCTATCAGGCATACCACCTGAGATAGTTGCACTTGCCCTCACTGAGCCATACCAAGGCAGGGTGTGCCGCATCAAGTTTGGCATGATTGACGCCAATGCAGACCGCATCGTGGACAATAATGGCGATATAGTAGTGCTGGACACAGTGAGCGATGTGGACATCTCATCAGGCGATCCAGTTGTGCTGATCAATATCTTCACAGGCTACATGGATACCATGGAGATAACCGAATCGGCAGACACAGCGACAATCTCAATCAACCTAGAGAATCGCCTGGCTGATTTGGAAATCGCCAAAACAAGACGCTATACATCGGAGTTCCAGAAAGAGCGCTTCCCGAATGACAAGGCGTTTGACTACGTAAACGATTTGCAGGACAAGAAAATAACATGGTCAGCACCAGAGTGAACAACAGAATAAAGCACCCAGACTGGGAAATCAGATTAGCCGAGTTTATCAACGAACAACAGCGGGCAGACTTTGTGATCGGCAAGAACGACTGCTTGCATTTCGCTAATAACGCCTGCATAGCCCAGACAGGCGAAGGCTTCATGGATGACATACTTGCGACGTACAAGGGTGGCATAAGCGCAATCAGGACATATGCACAATGCGTGGAAGACGAGCTATACCAAGACGTGCCAGCAGAGTTAGACAAAAGACTTATACGGTTTGAGGGTGACTACCCACCGAATGGCGCTATTGCCATGAGTCCAAAATATACCGAGCAAGTGGTCATACCAGTATGCTTTGGTGTAGTATGTGGGGCATACGTTTATTTTATGGTCAATCGCGGGTTAAGCGCACATAAGCCAAGCGATGACATGACATACTGGTTGGTAGCATGAGCAAGAAAGACGCTGGCATATTCCTTAGTTCGGTTGTAGCAGCAGTCATTGCTGTTGTTGCTGGTCCACATGCTGGTGCGGCAGCATATGCCTTGGGCATGAAGGTGTTTGCCATATCACTGGTCTCAAGCTACGCACTAAGCGCACTAGCACCTAAACCGCCCAAGACAGCACTTTCTGGTGAGTACATCAATGTAAACCTGCTAGGCAGTGCATTGCCAACTGCAACTATTTATGGTCGCACAAGAATAGGTGGCGCAGTATTCTACCAAGAGTCTACCAACAACAATACTAAGGTTAACGTCCTTATTGCCTTTGCAAACCACGAGATCCAAGAGTTTGAAGAGATATACTTCAATGAGGAGCTTATCACGCTCGATGAGGACGGGAACGTCACAGCACCTGCTAAGTTTGTTAACAGGGCCAAGGTTATACAGCGACTAGGCACGGACGACCAAGAAGCTGTCGAGATTGAAGGCTCTGAAACATGGGACGCAGACCATAGAGCAAGAGGCATAGCTTATCTATATATAGCTCTGAACTACAGCAGAGATGCTTTCCCTAACGGCATTCCTACCGTGACAGCCACTGCCAAAGGCAAGAAGCTGTACGATCCACGCACCGAGACAACAGCATACAGCAATAACAGCGCACTATGCCTGCGTGACTTCTTGGTAAGCTCTGGCATTGCAGACATTGACGAACTGGACGACACATTGTTTGCCGCAGCCGCGAATGTGTGCGACGAGATCGTGGCGTTTAACTCAGTGCAGGAAGCAGGCGATTTTGTGACAGGCCAGCTATACGAGATCAAGTTTGTAGGCACGACAGACTTCACAGCAATAGGCGCAGCGTCCAACGCTGTCGGGGTCAAGTTTACCGCAACTGGGCCAGGGACAGGTACAGGTGAGGCTTACGACGCACAGTACCGCTATACATCCAACGGCAGCTTTACAAGCGACAGTAACCCACAGTCCATAGCCCAAAACCTGCTATCCCCAATGGGTGGCATGATGTGGTATCAGAATGGCAAGTGGGGCTGCAAGGCATCCGCTTTCACAGCAAGCGTGCTTACGCTGGACGAGGACGATCTACGCAGTGGCCTAAGTATCAGCACACGTAATACAAGGCGCGATGGGTTCAACAAAGTGATTGGCCTATTTCGCGGTGAGCAAAGCAACTGGCAACCCACCAACTTTCCTGCTGTTACATCACAGACATTCATAGACATAGACGGTGGCGAGGTCAGCACAACAGAGCTAGACTTGCCATTCGTGAATACACCAAGCCAAGCCCAGCGCATAGCCAAGCTAGCCCTATACCGCAATCGTGAGCAACTGAAAATCACAGGTGCATTTGGTATGCGTGCTTTGCAGGTTGGCGTGGGTGACATCATAACGCTAAACAATACACGGCTTGGGTTCAGCAATAAGCTGTTCGAGGTGCTTGAGTGGCGTTTCGGGCTAGGCGAAGGCAACGTGTTGCAAATCAATATGGTCTTGCAAGAGATCAGCAGTGCCGTGTTTGAATTTGACGTGACAGACGAGACCGTATTTGAGAGCAACAATACTGTCCTGCCGAATAGCTTTGATGTGCCACGGCTAGGGCTAGACGTATCAACGATATTCCAGACCACAGAAGAAAAGCTGGTGCGTAGTTTGTTGATCAATGTGTCATCCAACAGGCCAGAAGCTGTAGACCATGTTGAGGTGGAGTACCGCACCAATTCAGTACCAGCAAACTACATATTGCGCGGCATAAGCATAGTCGTTGATATGCTCAAGGACGTTGTGGGAATTGGCGATGGGCTTTTCTTGGTGGAAATAAACGGGCGCAAGCTAGGCGATATAGACAACAGCGGCAGTGTAACCGTCTCAGACATCATTATCATGCTAGAGTATGTCGCGGGTATCCCCATAGACGAAGACGAAGAGGAATACATCACAACCACCATGGTCGTCTACATGATGCAGAACTATGAAACCTACAGCCGATACCTAGCAGAGCGCATCACGATCATACCAGACTTTGTAAGCGTAGGTACTGGTGCGCTTGGCCAGTATCTCATCCCAGATGTGCAAATATCTGACTATGAAATACGTGCGCGGCCTGTGAACACCTTTGGCGTGAAGGGTGAATACGAGATAATCACAATAAAGCCATCAGACTCACAAGCGCCAACCTCAGACGTGACAAACTTCAACGCAAGCGTGATAAACGGCTCTGCATTTCTTGAGTGGGACCCAGTGCAAGACAGGACGTTAAGCCACTACCGTATTAGGCATAGCTCGTTAACCTCTGGGGCTAAATGGGCTGACTCGTATGTCATGGGTGAGAAGATAGCACGCCCTGGAAATACTGCTTTGCTACCAGCCAAGGCAGGCACATATATGATACGGGCGTACAACAAGAACGACATCCCAAGCGAGGATTTTGCCAGTGCTGTGATAACCAGCGATGACATAGAGCAGTTCTCTCAGAACATCTTTATTGGTGCTCAGGAAAGCCTTACTGCTGGAGCTTTTAGTGGGTCTAAGTCTGACACCATTGTAGAAAGCAGCAAGCTAATACTAGACCCAGAGTCAGACGATGCGGAGGGGCTATACACCCTGACAGGAAATACGGACAACTACATCGAGACCCACGACAGCACAGCAAGACGGGTGAGGGCCAGCATTATCATCACAAGCACACGCAATGACAAAACGGCTGGCAATCTGTTTGACATCCAGCGCCCATTTGATGAGCTAGAAGGACTCTTTGATACTTTCACTGGCTCACCAGAGTTTGGCGATACCAACATCAGGCGATTTGTAAGATCCACGGAAGATGACCCAGCCTCATCACCGACATGGTCAGCGTGGAAGCGGATTGATTCAGGTGAGATTTATGGACGTGCATTCCAGTTTCGTGTTATGCTTACCTCAGAATATTTTGTGTACAACGCAGGTAGCCCAGCAGGTAGCGAGCAGGTTATGGTATCGCAAGCAATATCAAACCTAGACGCTGTGATTAGGTACTAACATGAGTCAAAACGATTTTGTCATTGATAACCAGACTGCATCAGCCGTTCGATCTGATTTGAACAGCGCATTTCAAGCGCTTGCATCACTGAGCAGTGGCACGTCTGAGCCAGTCACGAAATACGCCAACATGCTCTGGTACGACACGACAAACAACATACTCAAGATGCGTAACGAGGCAAACAATGCGTGGGTTAGCCTGTTTTACCTAGACCAGACCAATGCGCTTGTGCATATCTTAGAAAATACCGAGGTAGCCAACACGTCTGGCACATTGATCGGCAAGTTGGGTGTCCATGCGAATAGCGTGTGGACCACAGGGACAAACACCGAGAAGCGCCTGGTCTCACCAGCGCAGGTCAAAGCAGCCATTGATACACTCGTGGCCAGCACTTTTGCCTCACCATCCACGGCAACATGGGAAGCTGGGACAGACACAAACGAGACACTGGTAACGCCAGCGCAGGTCAATGCTGCTATACAAGCACTTAGCTTAGGTACAGTTTGGACTGACAGACGTGGTTCACGGGCTTTTGGCACGATATACCAGAATACCAATTCGTACAGATTAATGGTGCATGTGTCTACGCCATACAGTTCAAGCATTGAAGTGTCAGCGTCCAGCGATATGTCTTCCCCAGTTATGGACGTGCCAAACCGTGGTACAGCATTGGTTCCTGAGAATTACTACTATCGGGTTACTGATGATTCACAGCCCGAAGAAACAAACAGCATTACAATTTGGTCGGAGTTAGACAATGGCTGACAAAAAACTATCGGAACTCACCAGTATTACATCCACTGACATAGCCAGCGGTGATCTGCTACTTGTGTCGGATGTGTCGGCTGGGATCAGCAAGTCTATCACGTATGGCGAGTTGACCACGATAAACAGCGTGGACATCAACGGCGGCACAATCGACGGCACAGTGATTGGCGGGACTACACCTGCGGCTGGGTCTTTTACAACGCTTTCTGCCACTGGCGACCTTACGGTGGACACCGACACGCTGTACGTTGATAGCACGAATAATCGGGTGGGGATAGGGACAGCGTCGCCTAGCCAAAAGTTGCATATCTCTGGAACTGGCAGCGTAAGTTCACGCACGATTGCTACAGATACTGGCGGTGATGCTTCTTTTTTCGCTGGTAACGACAATGGACAGATTGTTGGCCCTCTTGTTTATGGCTCTGGTAAAGCTGCATATGGTGCATTAGGAACATCTGAAACAGCCCTGTATTCAAACCGTCAGCTAACTATTATGTCAGACAACGGGTCTGGTATTATTAAATTTGCTACTGGCGGCAACACACAACGCATGCTCATAGACGCATCTGGAAATGTTGGGATTGGGACGAGTTTGCCTAGTGCAAAGCTTGGAATCAATGCTTCTGCTCCTGACTTTACCATGCTGCAATCGGACGTTGTTAAGTTCCGATCAGGTGTTTCTGGCACTACGAACGGTGGTGTAACTGGTTCCGCTTCAGGTGATTACTTTGCTAGAACAACTGGCGGCAAGATGCTGTTTAGCACGGATGACGGCGTTACTGCTCATGCTGTCCTCGATGCGTCAGGTAATCTGCTGGTGGGTAAGACGAGTGTAGACAGCACAGTTGCTGGCATTGCTGCTAGGGGTGTAGGTGATGTGTTTATAACACGTTCTGGTGCTAATCCACTTTACTTAAACAGGTTAAATAATGATGGCGACATTGTGCAGTTTGCCAAAGACGGCGCCACGGTGGGGAGTATTGGGAACGTAGGCGCTAACGTCTATATCGCAAGCCAAGGTGCAGCAAAGTATGTGCTTTATAATTCTGCATTTGCGGCACTTGATGATAACTCAAGAGACTTGGGTTTATCCAGCCAACGCTTCAAAGACCTCTACCTCTCTGGCGGTGTCTACCTTGGCGGCACTGGGGCGGCTAATAAGCTGGACGATTATGAGGAGGGGACTTGGACGCCTAGTTTTTCAGGAACAGGATATACTTTTGCGAATCAGTCTGGAACCTATACAAAAGTTGGCCGTAAAGTTTTTATTAGAGGGGTGTTTGATATTACTGTAGTAGGCAGTAACACTTCAAACATTGCCTTTAGTGGAGCACCTTTTACATCTTCTAATGACATTACAAATGGTCATTTTATTGGCGTCTGCCGTGAGATTCAGTCAAATGGTGCATTTTTTGTTTGTCGAATCACCTATAACAGCTCAAGTGGCGGTATTAATTCAATGGATGGCATTAGTTCTGGTGATAATCACATATTTACAGCCCACCAATACAGCTTTTCTATTCAATACGAAACAGATTAACCCACTGCATAGCATTGGGTCGGACAGTCCATTTAGCCAAAGGAGATAAAAATGGCACTTACAGAAGAACAGATCAACGATAAAATGGAAGTAGTAGCCGCTGGCGACTACAAGGTCGTACAGGTCAGAACCGCAACCATCATCAAGCGTGATGGTGAGGAAATCAGCCGTTCGTTTCATAGGCATGTCGTGATGCCTGATGCTGACCTAACAGCAGAGGACGCAGACGTGGCGGCTATCTGTCAGACAGTGTTCACCCAAGAAGTCAAAGACGCATATGCCGCACACTTGGCATCGCAGCAGGAAGGAAACTAAACCATGAGCATCACACACAACTGGACAATCCCAATGACTGAATACACTATGGCGGATGGCGGGATTTTTAACGCCCATTGGAGGCTGACCAGCACAGACGGTGAGCACTCAGCAAGCTCTTACGGCACATGCGGTTTTACACCAGACGCACAGGATCCAGACTTTGTTGCATACGAGGACTTAACCGAGGCCGACGTGTTGGCTTGGGTCTGGGCAAACGGTGTTGAGCAAGAGCAGATCGAGGCTGCTAACGAGGCTAAGATTGACGCGCAAGCAAACCCTGTGAGCGCGTCTGGCGTGCCTTGGGGTAACTAAAGAAAGGCTACAGCTATGGAAGTTCTCACTGCTTTAGCTGTGGCAAACGGTGCATACAAGACCATCACCACGTTCATCAATAACGGGCGTGAGATTAGCGATTGTGTACAGCATTTAAGCAAATGGTTTGACGCTAGTGCAGACATAAGCCATGCACAGGAGCAAGCTCAGAATCCCTCAATGTTTGACACTTTGTTTAGAAAAGGCAGCATCGAGGCTATGGCGGCAAACGCTATTGTTGCCAAGAAAAAGCTGGAAGAGCAAGAGCGTAACCTGCGCGAGATGATTACACTAAGGTATGGCGTGCAGACATACAAAGAAATGATGCAGTTGCGCATTGAACTGCGCGAAAAACGTAAACTATCGCTATACAGAAGACAACGTTTGGTAAAGGCTTTGATTGACGGGGCGGCTGTGGTATTATTTATCATAGCCACGCTGGGGCTAGGTTACGTCATATACCTGATGGTGAAGAACTAGGTGAAGCAAAGCAATGACAGACGAAGAACTACGAAAGGCTCTGGACGACGCAGCAGAGCGCGGAGCCAAGCTAGCCCTACAGCGCATAGGTCTTGCAGATGAGCAAGCTGGAAAAGATGTACATGATTTACGGGATCTGATTGACGGATGGCGAAGCGTAAAAAGCACCGTCAGTCAAACAGTCACACGAACAATTACCATGATAGTCCTTGGCGCAGTCGCGGCAGGGCTATTTATGAATATAAAAGGCTAAGATATGCAACGGGGCCGACATGCTTTGCGGGTCGGCAGAATAGGCGAATATTTGACCGCAGCCGAATTAGAGGCACTGTCCGTAAAATGCGATATAGTGAGCCAGGCGGGTTTTGACATACTGGCATGGTATGACAATAAGCCGATCAGGGTGCAGGTCAAATCAACACTAAGGCCAAGCCTGATTTGTAAAACCCGTAAAACTCCAACGTATAACTTTTCTTGTTCTCACAGTGGTAAAAATGCTATGCTGACCGAGAAGCAAACAGACATCATCGCGTTCTGCGCCATTGACATAAAGCGCGTCAGATTTATTCATGTTAGTGAAGTAACTGCTAAGAACCATAGGTTTCGTGTTGATATGTTTGACGAGGAATTACTTGAAAAACAGACGTGGGGGCAAAGTGTCAAAAAGTTTACCGAACAGACGGCCATGCATAACAGTGAACTTATCAGAAGGACTCGTAATAAACGTGGGGTTTCATCCAGTAAGTTTAGAGCCTGTAGAAATTATGATGATGAAAACTGGTCAGAAAGCGAGTGACGCCCCACTAAACAATGCCCTATATGAGATGGGCGTGGTGGTGAGCAAGTTAATGCAGGAGGGTTACCATGTTGCCGATAATTAGCGCAGCGCTACCTATATTGGACAAGGTATTGGACAGGGTTATTCCCGATGAGGCAGAGCGTGCCAAAGCCAAATTGGAAATGCAATCGGAGTTACAGAAGAATGAACATGCAATTACACTTGCCCAGCTTGAAATCAACAAAGCTGATGCACAATCTGAAAACTGGTTTCAAAATAGCTGGAGACCTGCTGTTGGTTGGCTTGGTGTGGCTGGTCTTGGCTGGGTTTACCTTCTGCACCCTATACTGGCGTGGGCTAGTATCAATCTAGGCTGGCAAGCACCACCTGAGATAGATCCCACCGTACTTGTGCAGATTCTGATGTCACTCCTTGGCTTTGGTGCGTTACGCACTGTCGAGAAAGTCAAGAAGGTTGCGGGGAGTAAGTAATGCAATTCAATATCAATACGAAGCGCGATATCGATATGGTCATCATACATTGTTCGGCTACTGAGGCAGGCAATGACTATGACGTCGAGGATATTAGGAAGTGGCACGTCCAAGGCAATAAATGGTCAGACGTTGGCTATCATTTCGTCATCAAGCTAGACGGCACAATCCAAGAAGGACGGCCTGTAAGCAGGGCTGGGGCGCACTGCAAAGGCAAGAACATGCGATCCGTTGGGATATGCTATGTTGGCGGGATTCGTGACGGCAGGCCAGAAGATACCCGCACAGAAGCACAGAAAGTTGCTCTGCTAAAGCTATTAAAGTATATTGCCAAGCAATATCCTGGTATAGCCATACACGGCCATCGCGACTTTGCTAACAAGGCTTGTCCAAGTTTTGACGCGACAGCCGAATATGAATTTCTATAGGAGATCCCTAATGTATTCTTTCACCTTCTTGACGAGTCTTATCACGAAACCGTCTAATATCATGGCCATAGTACCTTTTGGGCTTTTCCCGTTTGTCGGATGGACCGATCAAGCCGAGGACGTAAAAGGGCCTAAAGGGACTGATCAAGCAGATCAGAAGCAGGACGAAGAAGAGA